TTCTTCACCAAGACACACCCCACCTGGAGTCTCTCACATGGAGACCTGACGGACGCGAGCTGGGCAGTCTTCATGAAGTATTCTTCCCAACTTATACGGGGCCTTTCCTGCTTGGGCACAGACATGAAACGGAGGGGGAGGGGGCGGTGACTCTCCATTTAAAGATATGGTAGAATATATCTTTAAACGTGTCGCAATGTTATATATAAAGACTAGAACTTAATACTCATAAATGATTCACAAAGAAGCCAGGTCTGCACTCGCAAAATATATAGAATCTATAGTTTGTGATGAAAGTAAATGGTCTATGTATAAAGATGCCGATCCAGAGAAGTACCCCCTTCGTAGTGGTATTTCTTATAATGGCGATGAAGAGCCAAAGATAACTCAAGATACTAGTGTATTTTGGACTATATTACGTGAGGATAATGATGCATCAAAATTTGTGAATTGGGAATGGACTTTCAAAACACGTGCATACGAAAAAGGTGGTGCATATCTTATAGCTTGGGTTTATGATATCGAAAAACACCCCAAAAATGAGATGGTCAGGCTTAAATCCGGTGATCCATGGACACGCCGTAAAGTGGATAATGTGAAAATATTTAAATTTGGACCTAATAATAAATATCTAATTCAAATGGCTGCGTCCGGTGGGTGATATTACTTCCTCAAATCGGCATCAGCCGTGTAATACGTCTTCCCCTTAACAACAAAACTATGAACCCTCGCGTACCCCCACGCTTGTGGAGAAGCTTGTATTTAACGCAGAATTTTATAGCATGAACATATATAAAGATAGAGCTGTACTATTAAGTATAATGACTCAATCCATAGTTGTGAATCGCGATTTTGAAACACTTCTCAAAACTGAAAAGTTATATGAAAGTCTTGGATATATTGATTTTGATGGACATAGTTGGGCGATTGGTATAATGAAGGGATACGACCCAAGTATGTCAATCTTAAAACGTGTACCAAATGATGGCGAAATACACATACGTAATGATATGTTACCAGAAAAAACATCATTCGAATCTCTTATCAAACATAGGTTACCTAAACTGGACGTGTTTCGTTCCCACTTCGGAGATGCAGAAGTCGACATGTCTACTGCCACATTCCACTGGAATCCACCAAGATTTATGAATGGGCACCATGTCGGTGGGGCACATTTTGCCGAAGGGTTCTAATAAAATATTTAACGCAAATCCTTATCCGCCGTGTAGTACGTCTTCCCCTTAACAACAAAACTATGAACCCTCGCGTACCCCCACGCTTGTGGAGAGGCTCCCGGACGATGCCCGGTTCTCCACGCAGCGAGTCCCCTATTGTAGATGGTCTTCACAGTCTTTAGAGGTATCCCAGTGGCCTTCGAGATCTCTGGGAGAGACTTGACCTCTGGTCCATACTTTTTCCTAAACTTCTGGGTGTAGGAGGAGGTGCGGGTCTTGACCCCACTGTCAGTTTTGAAATCTTTGTAGTCCCTCTTGAGCATCTTCTTGTAGCGGGTCTCGACCTGCCCCAAGGTCTCAAGCCCCCTGAAGTACTTGAGGGGTGCATAGATTTTGCCCTCCGTTTTCCGCAACTGCCCAACCTTTTTGGTGATTTCGGCGTCTGAGAGAGGCATCTTACTTTTTATTGAGAAAATAGTTTAATTCCATTTTCAATTTATTTATCGCACGATTAGATACATTATAGCTCTCGTTCTCGTCGCGCCCCTCCGTGATCACCGCCACCGTCCATTGTAACGAACCCAGATTATTTAGTCCTCCCCCCGAAATTTTGCTTGTAATTGGAAAATATTTCTTTATAATACTTTTCATTTTCATTACTTCCTCACCTGTCCCAATAATATTTGAAGTGTTTCGTTTTATTGAACTCATATTTTTATTGAACATCATTATCGATTTGGGTTCGTATTTTTTTATCAGTTTATTTATCGAATCTAGAACAACTAAATATAATTTTTGTCTTTGTTTTATTTTTTTAAAATCTTTAATTGCGTCTTTTACTGTTTTAATTCTCCGATTAAGACCGCCTTGTAAACCCTGTCCCGACGAGATCGTGAACGATGGGGGGGTGGCCAGCTTCTCTAAAGAAGGGAATTTCTTTAGTAATTTTAAAACTTCCGAGTAATCGTACATATTACGCAACCCCCTTTCCATTTGATTTAATGATTTCGATGACCATTCATGCCATAATACATTTCGTAAATTAGAATTTTGCCACCTCCTGGTACCGTCAATATACTTTTGTTTGGTATTTTTGGATGGACCAAACATTATTTTTATAATATAATTATATTTTTTTGGATATTATCCAAACATCGGCATACCATCTTCAGTCATATTCATCTCTGTCCATAAATCTTCGACTATAAACTCTTTAGGTGGATTTGGAACTATATACTGTTCAAAAACAACACTAAATCTATCTACATTATGTTTACTTTCAATCTCTTCGGTACCGTGAAACATATCACCTCTAAATCTTACCATTTTTCCCACTTTAGGTTTAACCTTTTTAAATATTTCTTCTTCTTGATATTTTTTCAAAAAGAGTTCACCAGCTGTAAATTCTGGTGGTAAATTAATATACACCACAGATGTACATAGGGGCATATACTGCCTTCTTAACCAGTCCCGTTTTTTTATCATCCCATCGTAATGTCCTGGCATATACTGTCCACCAGACGCTGCAAAGTCTACCGGTGAAAAATAAACGATATTGGCTATAAATCCATTAGTCTTTGGTTCCTTTACGCGGATGAAAATATTGTATAAATCTTCTAGATCGTGATCAATAAAGTTTTGTTTTGTTTTTTCGTCGTCACAAAACTTCATACAGAAACCATTCATACTCATGGCTTTGTGTTTCGCTAGATGGGTTGCGATTTCTTTACATTTCGTTTTTGGTAGAAAATCATCATCTTCAATGAGCATTGGGTAATCTGGGGGGTGAACCATTTTATCACCATATTTCAGCCCTCTGAGGTCTTCATTTAAAAATCGATATACTAGAAGTAATAGTAATAACAGTAGTATATACATATCATTTATTACATTTTTTTGACAGAAATTTTACGGCGGTATGGATATCTGGGAACAGGTGATTCCCAAACTTTACACGCCCTGTGACGGGGTTGTAGTACCCCCTAAAATTAAGAAATTGACATCGATGCATTTCACCCATATAAAAAATACAAGATTATATTAGTGAGATAGGATGGGGCTTTCGATAATTATGGGAAATATGTTTTCAGGTAAAACTTCTGAGTTAATCAGACGACTTAAGCGTTTAAAGATCATTGGTAAGAAAATATTGGTTGTCAACTCTGCCAAGGATACCAGATCCCCGGATGAAGTTTTGAAGACCCACGACAATGTAAAGTTTAATTGTTTTAAGGTCTACGAACTTTTCGAACTCGTAAACAAGGAGGAATTTAATAACGCTGACATCATAGCCATCGATGAGGCCCAGTTCTTCCCCCGTCTCAAGAAGTTTGTGGATTGCTGTATGTGTGTAAATAAAGATGTAATCATAGCAGGTCTGGATGGAGATTCATTTCAAAATAAGTTTGGTGAACTCTTGGATTGTATTCCAATAGCATGTGAGGTTACAAAGTTGTCTGCTCTCTGTATGCGCTGCAAAGATGGAACACCGGGCCCTTTTACTAAGAGGATTGTAAAGAATCAAGAGCTCGAACTCATAGGGGGGAGTGATATGTATATAGCCACCTGTCGAAGGCATTTATAATTTTTTTCTGTTTATATAATAAATGCCACACTGTTACAGTAAAACCTCTGGGTATGACACCCAGGCTAACCAAATGTTCATTCCACCCGAACCAGTCAAGGATGAAAGTTCCAAGCGGGAATCCAATGCTTTTAAAATTCCCGATATGACTGTGGTTCAGATCGTTATCCTCGGTCTTATAATTGCGTACATGTATTCCTCTCGCAGCCGAGGTGCCCAGGGTATGGTTTTGGCCGGTATCATGTTGGCTATTGGTCTTTATCACATGTATGATCACCTCTACCGCGTCAAGCGTGGTCCAGAGCACCTTTTTTTCCTCCCAAAGAAGGAATCGTACGGTGGCTGTAAGACCTGCAGTATGTAAATTTTGTTAGTAAACTATAAGTATGCGTGTCCGTGTCACCCGTAGTCCAGACAAAAAGAAAAAATTCAGAGCAACTCTAGAAGATGGTAGGACAGTGGATTTTGGTGCGAGTGGATATTCGGACTACACCAAACATAAAACACCTTCGAGAATGCGATCCTATGTGTTGCGTCACGGTGGTAGAGTTCCTCGGCGCACGATAGCGGAGAGAGACCCCAAAAAAATACAAAATATGATGCTCAACGTAACCACCAGTAGTAAGGAGAACTGGGGGTTAAGTGGAGTGGGTAGTGCGGGTTTTTGGTCACGTTGGTATTTGTGGAGTTTTCCAACCTTTGGGGGTGTGAGGGACTTTATGAAAAGTGAGTATGGTATAGTTATCCGCGAATGATGACATCCATCTTATCAAAAAATGTAACCATAATATCAAGGGTCTTATATTTTTCAGATCCTATATATGTTTCAATCAAATCGTCTTTGCTCTTAAAAAAGCCCGTCATTTTTATTTCCTCTTCTTCTTCATCTGTAAATGTTTCGAGTTCATTTATGTAGTGTGACAATATTGTTCTAACTTCAACAACATTTTCACCCTTCCAATTTTCTAGTATATCTTTAATTTTATCTAGATTAAATCGCTTCACGATAGATTCAACTATACAATTTTTAGAAATGATAAGTAGATCCTTTCCGGTTTCGCCGCCAATGTAGGAACTGAAAATATCTTCAGTTGATTTTATACCCATAAGACTAAACACGTGGGTATTTTTTTGTATTTTCATTCGATGGAATTCTCTGGAAAAGTCATTCATAATTTTTATAACTTCATCTGCATGTATACTACCATTTTCCCATTCTCTAGGAATTTTTTTAAGACGATTGAGTTTAAATTTCCTTATAATGTGTGGTTCAGTTTTAGGGATAAACCCTAATTCAAAAAGACATACTGTGATAATCGGTATAATCATATTAAAATATAAAACTAATTCTTTATCTCCAAAAAATCTTTAAAAGTTATGATAGTTCTATGTTCAATCATCCGCGCAATTTCATATTCTTCTTCGGTCATATCCTCGTATGATAATTGTGCTTCACTATATACTCGTTTTATGTAGATGTCTACATCATCCAAGTAAAGGAGAAATCTTATTAATTCATCTTCGGACACAGTATCCAATTCTAAATCAAATTTAGAATCCGAGAACCAGTGTCTAGGAGTGCCGATAGCATTGGTATCATATACAAGAAACTTTCTTGAAATAAAAGTTTCAACTGTTCCGAATGGTTGTATACCAATTTCGTCAGATAAGTAGGACGAGGCCATGAGAACATGGATACCTCTACTTATCTTACGAAGAAAGTTTTTTTTGGTGTCGTTCATTTTTGTTTTTATAACATACTTCAGAACTTAGGTGTTTAAAGATTACAAAATATTTTGGGGTATGACTGAATTCAAAGATGATCTACGTGAAACAAATATGTTGATTAGAGAAGTTATTCTCCCCCAACTTGTAAGAATAGAAGCGGAACTTGTATCTTTACGTAAACATGTGTGGCCGTATGTACAATCCAAAAAAGAGGGGAACATATTATCGGATATGGAGGAAAAGATTGATTTTTTAAAACTTTTAGATGAGGATACGGTACACGATTTATTAATACGTAAAGCGCGGGTTTCATCTTCGAGATCGGGGGTATACACCAGGGAATTTGATATAATTAAAAATCATTTTTGTTAAAACAGGGACCTATAGGTGCCGGCTATGTAATACACATCGATAAAACCCAACTTTTTCAATTTTTCTGCGGCGCGCCTTGCTCTCTGTCCAGTATTACAGTAAACGAGTAATCCCTTTTCGGGAAGTTTGGATGTCGTTTTTCTACTAATACGATTGGTTGGTATATGTATAGCTTTGGGGTAGTGTCCAACGTTATATTCAAATGACGTTCGTACATCTATGACCGCCTTTATTTTACCTGATTTTATCATTTCTTTGGCACGTTTTCCAGAAACGAGGGACTTACCTGTATACGTGTAAGCGGTTAAAGCTGCTATAAAACTAAATAAAAGTATAAGCATTCTTATTTAGTATATAGATTTTATCTTTGCCGAGGGAAGTGTAGAAGACTAAATACGTATTACAAAACTACCATTTTACGGAATCTTAATTAATTTATACATTGGCGACCCACTCTTACTGTACTTGTACAGTTTAACTGCATCATCCCATTTTTTATATACATCTTTAAGTAGATGCTTCGTCTTCCTCTGCATCTTTTCCGGATCGCAACCCCGTCGAGCCCTCTGTAGGGCACCTATGACTGTTTTTTTGTTGTCTTGGTCCGACTTATTTATAAATTTATTAAGCTTAACCCGTACACGCGCATCGTCAGGTTTAAGCTCCTTTAGGCGTTTCACTTCTGTGGTCAGGATTGAAACCTGGATTTGTAGGGAAACTGTTTGTTTCTCTGACTGTTTGCGTTTCATATCGGCCTCTAAAGCCAATCTAAAACATTCTCTTGAAGTTTGAATTGCCTTTTTTATGAGGGTTTGGCTTCTAGTGTTGACTGATAGAGCATTTTTGATTACAGAGGTTGTTCTGGTACGCGACGTTTTCACCATATTTACTTAAAAATTTGGGAGAAAAAACTGACTTAGGTTTTAGTTTCCGAACGCAACGCCACCCATACCATTCTTGATGCGGAGGATATTATAGTTGACCGCATAAACCCGGTGAAGCGCGTTACCACCCGTGGGTCCAACGACCGAGAGTTTGGCATTATCGATGCGGGAGAAGTTGAGGGTACCAGTGGGCTGCATCTTACTCAAGTTGAGACAGAATGGCCATGTGAAGGTGGGAAGATCTTCGAGAACGTCATCTGGGAGATCTGTGCTATGCATTTCTGGGACGACTGTGTGGTGATAGACGTTGGATGTATCCTCGAAGAGGGGAACACCGTTGATGTAGAGAGACGACTTTTGGAAAGTGAATTCGGAATCCCAATCATTACCCGTAGCCTTGCCGGAAACAAGGTGAATAGATTTCACTGGGTGGTTAAAATAGGTAAGATCAATCTCGGTGTCAGTGCTAGAGGCAAGTTGGTACTGAGTTTGGGTGATGAGGAGTTCATGCTCGTTATCTGTGAAATACTTGCGTTCGTCTGTGTCTATGTAGATGTAGTTACCCCAAACCTTTGGGCTACCGGTGGGAGTGTATCCGTCACGGCATTTGATGCGGATTTCCACGTCGTGGTACTGGAGGGCCACCAAAGGGAGAACCTTGGTCCAATCCTCACCGAAGAAGAAGGGAATCATGAAGTGGTCACCACCGTGGTTGGACTTTTTGTTGTTGGTTGTAACGGCACAGGAAGCCTTAGCCGCGTTGTCACGGAGAAGTGGGTTATGGACACCCTGAATAAACAGAGAATCCAATTCCGACACCTTTTGTCCACCAATCCAGAGACCAAATTCTGTTGGACCGGCAGCGTCCGTCGAAAAGAGACCATCTGGGTTGGTCTGAACATTTGAAATGAGATTGTCTTCGATCCATATGTAACTCATGAGGTCACCCTTGGAGCGGATTGGGATCACAACCTCGTTATTGGCACCAAAGGTACCGATGTAATCTAAGCGCTCGGGCTTCATCGCAAAATTGGTATACCGTTTATAGTTCTGACGGAAGAAACTAACTTCGGGGTCTCCCGTAATGTATACATCCTGGGCACCCACTGACACGAGCTCGATTAAAGCAGCAGACATTTATTAATAAATGATATTAAAAATTGGGATAGATAGTAACATATGGTGGTTGTACAAGCGTTGACCTGGGAAGCTCGGGATGAACCTGACGATGACATGACAGGAACCGTGGGTGAACATATTATCAGTATTTTTGGTAAAACTGAAACTGGTAAATCTGTGTGTGTAACAACTACGTTTACGCCCTACTTTTTTATTAAAATTGATGGGCGTATGATACCTTCTGAACTTTACGATAAACTTACACGGAAATGTCCTGAGTGTATTGAATCATATAGTATCGTGGAATCTAAAGATGTATGGGGTTTTCAGAACAATAAAATTTTCAAATTCATGAAAGTCAATTTCAAAAATTTACAGAGGCGTCGTCGGGTTGACTACTTTTTGAACAAAAATAAAGTCTATCTTACAACGGGTGAGTTTAGTGCTAAGGTGTACGAGTCTAATTTAGATCCCGTTTTACGCCTGATGCATAGAACTGGTATTCAGTCTACTGGGTGGTTTGATTCTGGGGATAAATGTGTTAGATCTCATCTATCAACTGCATCGATTGACCTGTTTTGTAACGACTGGACAACCTTAAGACCTGTCGCGCGTGATGATATTGCTCCATTTGTCGTTGCTTCCTTTGATATTGAATGTAATAGTTCCACTGGTAAATTTCCTGATGCGAATGTTAGCGGTGACGCGTGTTTTCAGATAGCTGTTTCGCTCTGTACATTTGGTAACGATGAACCCTATGAAAAGGTTTGCTTCTGTTACAAGAAAACGGATGGACCCGACACCCGGAGTTTTGATACAGAGCGGGAAATGCTCGAAGCTTTTGGTCGCTACTTACATGAGAAGGACATTGACATTTTGACGGGTTGGAATATATTTGGTTTTGATCTCTCATACATTTACAATCGAGCTATAATATGTGGTTGTGATAGCGCATTTTACCAAATGAGTAAAATTAAAAATTACACTTGTAAAATCTCAATCAAAAAGCTGAGTTCCAGTGCTTTGGGTGATAACATGTTGAAACTTCTTCCCATCCCTGGGCGTTTTGTGTTTGATATGTTCCACGAAGTAAAAAAAGGGTACAAGTTAGATTCTTACAGTCTCAACAACGTATCAAAGTTATATCTCGGTGACCAGAAAATTGATATGTCCCCAAAGGAGATGTTTGTGCGTTACAAGGAGGGTGACGCTAAAAAGTTGGGTGAAGTTGCAGAGTATTGTATCAAGGATACCTTACTTCCACACAAATTACTGAAGAAGATGTGTACGTTACTGAATCTTCTGGAGATGGCGAAGGCTACGTGGGTTCCTCTCTGCTTTCTCGTAGAAAGAGGGCAGCAGATAAAGGTCTTCAGTCAGCTTACAAAAAAGGCTCGTGAGCTGAATTTCAAGGTACCCACAATTAGGTACGGCGCTTTACCCGAAGAACCCTACGAGGGTGCGACGGTTCTCGACGCCCAGAAGGGTGCGTACTATACACCCATTACAGCTCTAGATTTTGAGGCTCTGTATCCATCTATCATGATGGCCCACAACCTTTGTTATTCTTCTTATGTCATGGACGAGAAGGAGTATGGAAACATTCCGGGTATCAACTACGAAACGTTTAAAATTGGTGATAAAACGTATAAGTTTGCACAAGATGTTCCAAGTCTTTTACCGAGTGTTTTATTGGAACTCAAACAGTTTCGTAAAAAGGCTAAGAAAGATATGGCTGCGGCGACGGGTTCTATGAAAGAGGTGTACAACGGTAAGCAGTTAGCATACAAGATCTCTATGAACTCTGTGTATGGTTTTACAGGGGCTGGTAAAGGTATTCTTCCATGTGTTCCGATTGCCTCTACGACGACGTGTAAGGGGCGAATGATGATCGAAGACACTAAAAACTACGTTGAGAAGAACTTCCCTGGCGCGAAGGTGAGGTACGGTGACACTGATTCAGTCATGGTTGAGTTTGACGTGGGTGATCGGAAAGGGGAGGAGGCTGTTAAATACAGTTGGGAAATTGGGGAACGTGCTGCGGAAGAATGTAGTGCCCTATTCAAGAAGCCAAACAATTTGGAGTTGGAGAAGGTATATTGGCCGTACTTTCTATACTCTAAAAAGAGATACGCTGCCAAGTTGTGGACGAAGGGTAAGGATGATCAAATGCACATGGACTATATAGACATCAAGGGTCTCCAAGTTGTTCGTAGGGACAATACACCTCACGTGAGGGAGGTGTGTAAGGAGTTGTTGGATGTTGTTCTCACATCGAGTGACCCTGGTCCACCGACCGAGTTGGCCAAGGAAAGGGCTATTGAACTACTCTCAGGTGACGTTCCAAATGACAAGCTTGTGCTAAGTCAGAGTCTATCAGACTCTTACAAAGTCAATGGAAATTCGGTTTCGATAAATAGTTCGGACAGTGTAAATATAAACCAAGCACATGTTCAGGTTGTCGTGAAAATGCGGGAGAGAAAGCCCGGGTCGGAGCCCCAGTCTGGTGATCGGGTTCCCTACTTACTTACTAAGACTGGAGACCCGAAGGCTAAGGCATTTGAGAAGTCGGAGGATCCCAAATTTGTAGAGGAGAATGACATTCCGGTAGATTATCACTATTACTTTGAGAATAAGTTTCTAAACCCCGTATGTGATTTACTCGAACCCCTATTTGATAATGCAAAGAGGGAGATATTTGGTGAAATAATTGATCAACACAAGCCACCCAAGAAAAAGAGAGAACCCGCAATCAGTACCATGAAAAAAGACCAACTTATGGAGGAGTGTAGACGTATTGGTGTAGACGACACGGGTAAAGCATCGGAACTTCGAGATAGAATCCGAGGGTTCAGGTTAAAGAAGGATGAAAGTGTTGATGACCTATTTAAAAAATTCGAGCATTCTATTACAAAGGATGAGTTGGCAGGAACGTCTCAATACATTTGTTGAAGCTGAAATTCAGGAGCGTGTGAATCTAGCTATAAATGAAACTTTCACGATCATTTCAAAAAAACATGCCATCCCCATGGAAATTCTTTTGAGGGACGCACCACAATCATTTTCCATCACGACGTGTAAGGGTGTCAAGTCTAATGGACAACGATGTACATTCAACGGTCAAGGTCAATATAATGGGTACTGTAAACATCACGAGCATCAGGGTAGGAGAATACAACAGAGAAGCTTACCAAGTACAAATAAGCATACACACGGACCTGAAATAATGTTCTCAAAAGAATGTCCAGAGTGTGTAAAATCTAAGGGGCTTATAGATTTGGATTCCATGTTATGTAATGAGTAAATCCGATATTCTGCTATCTTCAATAAACAATTTTTACAACGACGAAAAGAATAAAACTAAACTATTAAACATACTTGATAAAACGACGGGTATATCTTTAAGAAATCTAGAATGGTTTATTACAAACTATTCGAAAAAAAACAACATATCCTACACCACCAAGGATGGTAAATTTTTCACGGTACACTGTGCATACAAATCTAGCTTAGATGGGTACAGTAAGAAACTATTTGATCCATTTTGTAGATCTCAAAAGTTTGGGTACATCATACCAGGGACATCTCATGAAATTCAGACAACGTTGGCGCAGTTGAATTTCATCAAATGGTGTATCAAGAATAACATCATAGACTACATCAGTGATCATCGTATATCCCTATTTAATAAGCAATCGACATAAAACCATTTTCAAATACAAATGTTTGATATCCGGTATAGTACATGTGTAGCGCGTATGTTTTTGTAGCTACGTCTACCAGAGACCCCGAAGAGGTGTCAAGTTTGACTTCTATGGATGTCTTATCCGATTGTATTTGACTAAAGTCCAAGTTCCCCGATGGTTCCACATTTATCGGATTCATCGAGAAACTGTAGGTGTAAATATTTCTGTAAGGTCTTGCCAGTCTATGTTTGTACGGGATGAGGTACTTGAAATAATTGTGATTCGTTTTCGTGATATTTGGTAGCTTACTTCCATTGATGAAAAAGTTTGCACTTTCTAGAATGGGGTAGAAGAATGTCTGAGTCTCATCAAAATTGACATTGGATGAGAAATTAAAACGGTTTTGTGAGTAATATGTTTCACTGTTTGTTTCAACACCCTTCGGTTGACTATCATCTTCGAAATCCGTATTCCTCAAAAACCAATGAATACATTTTACAGGAATATTGGGAACGAGATTATTATTGATAGTATCCGAATTAAAATCACTCACCACTGTCGGGTGTTTTCTTACCAAATCTGTAATCAACGTCTGCCTTTCACTGGCTAGATACTTTCGTTCTTCTGGACTTACCGTGATTTCTTCGGTTATTAAATTGAATGATGGTAACTGAAGATTGTCGGTCGTTTCAGTAAAAAATTCTTGTCGGTGGAACACAAATTCAAATTCAATTTTTTGCCGATATACGGCACACAAAGGGAAGTAGGGACGATTTGGTTTATTCGAAGAGTGTTCATCACTCGCATACTTTCTCGAAAAGAAAAAGTGTAGAGGTATAACCAACTCAGATTTATATTGGGATATACTGCTACTTTGGGTGGAATCATCATATCCGATACTTCTATTTACAAGAAATCTATTTGCTACCTTTTCAGACATCTCCAAGTATAATTCATCATATATAACCCCCCAGTCGTCATGAATTGTCTCAACTTCCAGGTCATCTACAAACATTGTGACACTCTTGAGAATGTGACGACCGAGTTGATCAGCGTAATTGCCATTTGTTAAACCAGGCATATTTATACGCAACCACATGTTACTCAAAAGGTCTCCCATGTTGGTGGGATTAAATTGAACTTTTAAACTTTGAGCAAATGGCCACTTCGGGACTTGACCAGGATTTATAACATTGCGATTTCTGTGATACTTTCTAAATTCCGAATGTCTTTGTGGGGCTTTGTAATTAAAGAAAGACTCGTCTGGGTCGTTGGAAAGCAGGTGAGTGTCCTGTTTTCCAATAGCATTGAGGGAAATCTTAGCAGCTTCACCCATACTTACTATTGTTTATATATTTTTAATATCCATTTTCCACATTGTGAGGTGACTGGTTTTCATTATACGTTCCAATTCTTCGTTCGCTTCTTTAGACTCCTTGAGGAGGGAAGCCACAGACTCCTCGGTATACTGCACCGTCTTGATGTTGAGGAGGTAGTCGTAGTTTCCCTCAATTTTTGGGAATGTCTGGGACATCTCAGCCTCCAAGTCCTTCTTCTTTTTCTTGAACACCACGAGGTCCCCCTCTATGACCATAGAGACAAACTTGGCGCGGTGACCACACATCACAGCCCTCTTCTGTAACACATCTACAAGGTGTGCCTTTCGCTTCTTGTAGTGTTCCAAACGGAGTTCCACAAAGTCTCTGAGAATTTCTTCAGCATTCGCATACTTGTGGATACCCCTAGTTGGGTGGAAGAGGTGCATGTTCGATGTGTGGAATGTCTTCTTCATCTTGAGGTCCTTAACCAAGTCCTTCCCGGTGTAGCCGAAGATTTCGAAATCCACATCCTCCGTGGTACTGTTGTTCGTGTAGCTGTTGATCATCTTCTTTTCCACAAGTGTGTCTAGGTACTCCTTGTAGTCCTGGGTCCACCTCCCGGGTGGAAGCTCGGTGACTTTGAGCCTGGAACCAGTGTCCCTGTAAATACCCTCTGTGATCCATAGACCGGTGTCATCCTTGTAGACCCGTCCCTTGAAACCCCTAAACCATGGTTTCATCTCGATAAGGTTTTCACCTTCCAAAGTTCTCTTGATGTTCTCCTTGATATCTTCGGGGTTGAATGGAGGTACGTAGCAACTGAAACCCGTACCGATACCCTCCGTTCCATTCACCAGAACCATAGGTAAGGTGGGCATGTAAAAGTCTGGTTCGATGGGGCGTCCATCATCGTCGAGGTAGTTGAGAACTGCATCATCCTTGGGATCGAAGAGTTTCCGGGCCTCCTTGGTCAACTTGGTGAAGATGTACCTCGTTTGAGATGCATCCTTCCCACCCATCAACCTGGTTCCGAACTGACCACATGGTTCGAGAAGGTTGATGTTATTGGACCCCGTATAGTCGTTCGCCAACTTGACGATCGTATCCGCGAGGGAGACTTCACCGTGGTGGTAGGCACTCTTTTCAGCCACATAGGCTGCCAACTGTGCCACCTTCATCTCATCCTTGAGGTTCTTCTGAAAACAGGAATACATAACCTTCCGCTGAGAGGGTTTGAGACCATCAGCCACATGAGCGATTGATCGCTTTAGGTCTGCGAGACTGAAGTTCACCAGATCCTTGTGAACAAAGTCTGTAATGTCAAGTTGCTTCACATTTCCATAGGGAACCTCAAGTTCCGAAGCCTCCTTGGCTGTACTGTCTAGGAGCCAGGTCTTCCGTGAATCAGCCATCTTCTTGTCAAACGCAAGAACGATCGACGTGTCAGTCATCACATCCATGTCAAACTTGACTGTGAGATCCTGAATCTTCTTGAAGTATTCCCTCGCTTCCACAGATGTTGAGGTACCCAAACCCTTGTAGTACTTGATTTTCCACCCAGCCTTCCCAGAACCATACCAGTTTCGGAAAGCTGAATCAGTGTAAAAAGACATAGTCTCTGAACCCTTGGTTGCCTTGATGATTGGGGTCACCATAGAGACGACAAACCCCAATTTGAGGAGACTTGGCCAGAAGTAGTGGATCATGTTTAGGATGAGACCCTTGATGTGGGACCCATCGTTATCTGCATCAGTCATGATCATGAGTCTCCCGTAGCGGAGTTCGGACACATCTTTGTAGTCCTTACCCTGTTGGAGACCCAAAATCTTCTTGAGATCGTTGAACTCCTGGTTCGATGAGAGTTGAGCCACTGAGACATCCCTCACATTCTTACACTTCCCACGGAGGGGGAAGAC